ATGTTTGGCCTTTTCCAAATCTTGTACTTCTCCTTTATGTGTGTGTCTACAAATATATTTTATAGCATTTCCTTCTGCAAAAAGCAATTTATTCTTGTTGATAAACTCGCTCGGTTGGATCTTCATGTTTTTGTAATGAGATCCTCCGATTTGTTTTTTATATACACTCATATTCTGAATGATTTATAAATATCTTTGGGTCTAACTATATGTAAATGATCTTTGGTTCGTGTTGCGCCCACATAAAATAATCTGTTTTCGTCATCTGGAAAACGATCCATATTCTTTTGAGTATTTCTACTTAAATCTGAAAGAAGAACTACATTTTCTGCCTCACCACCCTTGACACCATGAATCGTTGATAATAAAATACGCGGCGGTTTATTAAGTTGTTCACCATTGGCTCTCATTTTTCTAATATATTTAATCTGTTTCAGCGGTGCTGAATCAAAAGCGTCATACCAAACCAACTTAGTTTTTAATCCCTGATTATTATATGCTTCTGTTATGTTGTAAGATTTATCCTTATCAAGATATTGAAGATTTTCTTTTTGATAATGATTAGGAGACATATAAGAAGCTATTCTTTTAATTTGATCAGCGTTTAAGTCTTTGTTTTTCCTCCATTCTTCCCAATCAATCACCGCTTCATATAAATCTTTTTCATAACCTTTCTTAAATTTATTTTGATAATATAATCCTTTAGAATATAGAACGTTTTCTAACTCATTCAACATGTGCCGAGTTCTTGCCAACACAAACCATTTTCCACTACTCATATCTACATCTTTAAATTCATGATAATAAGAGAGTAATCCACTCTTACTTCTAGGTGCCCATTCTTTATGGAGTCTTTTGGAAATTCTTTTAACAATTCCCATAGCTAGATTATGCACGACTCCTGGTACTCTATATGATTCTGTAAGGTTTAATATTTTTCCTGTTTGAGCAATAAAACTATCTACATCTGCTCCAGCCCATCTAAAAATAGCTTGGTCATCATCTCCTGCGATATAATTGTCCTCAGTTTTATCCCAAATAGATTTTGCCATATTCCATTGCAAGCGAGATAGATCCTGAGCTTCATCAATAAATACAACATCAAATTTAGGGGAGGCATCCGATTTTATAAAATCGGAAATCATATCATTGAAATCAATAAGTCCATGAGCTTTTTTATAACTTTCTAATTCACTACTTAAAATTTTTAAATCTTCGACTGAAACCTCTTGAGAATGTTCTTTTAAATTATATTGTTGTTCAGGCGTAATACCTCTTAATCTGGAAAGTTGAATAATTCTTAAATAATCACTGTTGGTGGTAAATAATCCTGTTTGGTCATCATCCCATTCATTATAATCTACCCGTATCCCCGTTTGTTTTCCTACATCAGCATAATGTTTACGTTGCATTACATTTTCTTTTTTATTTCCTAAACGTCTAAAAGCTAATGAGTGTAAAGTTCTAAAATATGGCAAGTCATCTTCGGTTAAATTAAATTTATCCATGGCCCTATCTCTTGCTTCGTAAGCTGCTTTTTGAGTAAAGGAAAAATAACCAATACGATTAGGATCGGTTGTTTTTAAATATTTATCTACTTCGTTTAATAAAGTTTCTGTTTTGCCTGTGCCTGGTGGTCCTAAAACAATTGTTTTCAAAACACCTCCTTAGGTTTAAATTGTTTTGGACGATATACATTTTCTGCTTTTTCAAACTTTTCTATTGTCATGATTGTTTTATTTTTCTTTCCTATTGTTTCTCTTTTAATTTTACATCCACACTTGTCCCTCAATAACATCTGTGTTTCATCATATTTTTCAGCCCACCTTCTTTTAAGAAGGTGAGAATTAAAAAATTCTCTAAAAATAAAATGATGTGTTCCTTCATGTGTCCAGACATTTCCACGAAGCATATCTTCTTTTGTAGCGCCCGCTGCTGTACGATCTGTACAATATACTTCAAGATGATCCAGAAGTTGTTCTACTTTTGAAGATCCTTCAGGTGGTTCAACAATTTCTATGTTAGCAAATAATAATCTTACCATCTCATTAAAATCTTTTTTCTTTAACGTTGGTGGGACTTTATTAACATATTCCATTACCGCTCTTTGAAACAATCTTTGTTCTTGAAGATAAGAAGTATCTTTGAGTTTTACTCTTTCGCCATCAACATTAACGTAATAATAAGGTTCATCTAAATTAATTTTCTGTAGATCACTTAAATCAGGAAATAACGATTGACCCCTGATACCATACTTTCTTGTTAAACATAATTTCTTATCACAATGATCACACATTGGTTCTTCATTACATTTAAATCCTAATTCCCTATTTAAATTATATTTTATTTTTTCTTGAATAATTCTATCCTCTAGTGGTGGATCAAAATATTTATAGTTGAAGGCATTAACATGTTTAGTCCAATCTTCTGGCCATTTTCTTTTTGCGTATTGAATGTATTGGTAAAGAACCCTATCTCTCCCATCGTTTAATTTAGTTTGAGTTAAGGATTCTATACATGGTGGGCCATCACTAAATTCTGATGGTGGTCTTTTTAATTCTAGTTTTTCTAATTCTTCAGGAGTGAGTCGTTTTATTGCTAAAAAAAATTGAGATATTGTAATAGCTTCACCTTTAAAATTAAAGGCATATCGCGTGGTATTTGTTGAATTAAAATATGGTAAATTTAAAAAATTTCCTGTATCATCTTCCGATTTCAATTCAATCTGTTTTGGAAAAACTTCTGCACTACCGAACCCTAGAAATGCACTAATTGCTGTAAGCTTATCTCGTAAAAGTTTGGCTTCTACTGGAATAGTAGTAAATAGAAAGATGTGCGCTCCTCCACTTTTAGATCTACATACAGTTAAAGGTAATTGATTATTATTAATAAGATTGATAAGTTTTTTATGATTTAAATTATATTTATCAACATCGATACATCCCCATCGACATTTATTATTTTCATCAATTGGTATGATTCCTAGACTTGGTTCAATACCGTTTAGATGATCTTGCCAAAGTTTATCGGTGACGGGTTCACGTTTAACGAAAGATTTTCCCTTAATCTTTGTGCCATCTGAGCTTTTCTTTTCGACGTAGGTACACCCATGAGCTCGCTTTAATCCAGAAAATAAATCTATAAAATTCTTCATAATAGTTTCGCGGGGCGGTTTAACTCTCGCGCTGCCGCCCCTTTCTTCTTCACAAAGAAGTTATTAAAACGGTGCTTCGCTTTTAGGTTCTGGATCGCCATGTTTTGCTTGAACAGCGCCTTTAGCGACGTTGTTAGAAAAACCTTTAGCGATTTCATAAATCCCTTTGTCAGTGATTGGTCCAACTTTGGACACATCCCAACCAAACCATGTACCTTTGTCATTAGACTGTTGTACAGTTTTTAGTTTATAAATGTGGCTATATGTTGGCGGTGTAAATAAACCATTTTTACCCTGCATTTTAATCCCCATCATCATTGAGTTCCACTTTCGACTAATTTTTAATTGAGTCGCTTTCATAGAAATCAAAGCTGTTGTAGGAGTTTTGCCGAGTAATACTACAAAGTGACTTACAGTATTTTCAAGATAATTGCCGTTAGCTAATCTATCTTTATTACCTTTGTCTCTTGTAGTTTGTGGGATGGAATCTCCTGCGTCATAAATATTGACGGGAGCTCCTTTACTTTCACCTCTGTCTTGCCATTCTATCTGTTGTCTTTTGTAATAGACTGGCAATACTTCTATCCCTTTTTCGCCATCATACAATTCGTTAGTAACGGTATTGATGATCATGCCAGGTGTTGCACCTTCAACATGTTTAGCATCCCTTTTATTTACTTCGGGGGATAGTTGGCCTAAGACTTTGAGAAATGGTAAAGCTAAATCTTCTTGCTTTATATTCCCAATCCCTTGGCCTGCATCAGCTTCGAATATGTTTGTAGCTAATGGTCCTGCATTTTCGCGTTTCGCGATCTGTGCTTCTTGTTTCATGGTTATTGTTTCCTTTTTATTGTTGTTTTATTTCCAATGAATACATTGAAAATTTCCGTTGGAAGGGGTTTCCCTCCCTCTATACGCTCACGAACAAGCGCTTTCAGAGTCATGGGCTCAACCTTCAACTTTTGTGTCGGTTGATACCCTTGACCCTTCGCAAGTTCAGCATATTCTGCTGCCTTGTTATCTTCGTTACGTCCAAAAGATACGGTAAGTTCATTCTTTATTATATCTCCCAGTCCGTTTTCACGAAGCCAGTTAAACGCCTTCTCTTTATTAGCTAGAGTAATAGTGGCGCTATAATTTGTTTTAACTTCAACTGATGATCCATCAGCAAGTTTGAGATAAGATAGTCCCATCTCTGCTAACATAGTGGGAATAGCTTCTCCAGAAATCTGTTCTAAATCTTTTTTTCTCTGTTTAAGATACTCTTCATTTTGCTCTATGTCTTTCTGTATTGCTTGCATCTCTTTGATTTTAGTTGCAAGTTTATCGATATGATCAGTTTTATCTAAAACTTCTGTCTGATCTTCTTCGAAATTAATTTGATTCATCTAAGTCTCCTTTCTCGAATAAATTGATGTGAATCGGATAGTATTTTCTTTCTTGTTTGTCCCATTTAAGTAAATTAAATTTGCCATTGGTTATATCAGCAACAATAGAACACGCAACCCCAATGATTGCAGGATCTCCTGTTAATAATAAAAAATCTTCAGTAGTATAATCTTTTAAACTTTTTCTTAATTTAAAGATTAAAGGACCTGGAGAAAATATCATTTGCGAAAGTTCAGGTAATAAAAATTTAAAGGTCCCATATTCAGCAGCTCCTAAAATATTTATTTTTGGCTTACCATCTTTGGTACCTGCAATTTCTTGTATTACATATACAATCGGCGATTTAACTTTTCTACTTTCTTCCATTGACATTATATATAATATGTCCTATATATTAAGTCAAGTAGAAAGAAGAAGAAAAAAATGAAATATAAATTTAAGACAAAACCGTATGGTCATCAGTTGACCGCTTTAGAAAAATCCTGGAATAGGGAAACCTATGCCTACTTCATGGAAATGGGAACAGGGAAAACTAAAGTTCTTATTGATAATGTAGCCATGCTGTATGATCGAGGGAAAATAGATGGTGTTCTTATTATTTGTCCTAAAGGTGTTATGGGAACATGGTATACTCAAGAATTACCAGCTCATTTACCTAATCATATAGAAAATATGGCAGTTTTGTGGCAGCCAAATATAACTAAGTCACAGTCTAGAAAGTTAGGAAATTTATTTAAAACGGATGAAAGACTTCATATTCTTATCATGAATGTTGAGGCTTTAAGTACACAAAAGGGTACTGAGTTTGCTAAAAAATTTATGCTTTGTCATAAAATTCTAATGGCAGTTGATGAATCTACTACTATTAAAAACCCTAGTGCAAAAAGAACTAAAAATATTTTAGGTTTAAGTAAGTATTCTAAATATAGACGTATCCTTACAGGTTCGCCTGTTACTAAATCACCACTCGACTTATATACACAATGTCAATTTTTAGACCCTTGGTTATTGGGCTATGCATCTTATTATGGTTTCAAAACCAAATATGCAATCATGCAAAACGCTAATTTTAATGGCAGGTCTGTAAAAATTGTAATTGGATATCAAAGATTAGGAGAGCTGTCAGAAAAATTAAAACCATTTTCTTATCGTGTGTTAAAAGATGATTGTTTAGATTTACCTGAAAAAACTTTTATCAAACGTATAGTACAATTAAGTCCAGATCAACAAAATTATATCATCAGATGAAAGAGAAAGCACTTGCAGTATTAAATGATAAGATGGTTAGTACAACAACTGTAATGACTCAACTTATGAGATTACAACAAATAACGTGCGGACATTTTACAGCAGATGATGGTTCAACACAAGAAATACCTAACAATCGTATTGATGAACTAATAGATGTATTAGACGAGATTGAAGGTAAAGTTGTAATATGGGGACATTGGCAAAAAGATATAAATCAAATTATAAAAGCTATTGTTAAAGAATATGATGAAAAATCTGTTGTTGATTATTATGGTTTAACTCCAAAAAATGAGAGACAAAAAAATATAGATAAATTTCAAACTGATCCTGATTGTAGATTTTTTGTAGGTACACCTGCAACAGGTGGTTATGGTATTACATTAACTGCAGCTAGTAATATGATTTACTACTCTAATGGTTATGATCTTGAGAAAAGAACACAATCAGAAGCTAGAATAGATCGTATTGGTCAAAAATATCCTATGACTTATATAGATATTATTTGTGAAAACACGGTTGATGAAAGAATTGTAAAAGCTCTTCGTAAAAAAATTAATATTGCATCTAAAGTTATGGGCGAAGAACTTAAAGACTGGATTTAATCTCAGAAAATGTAGGACATACGCGCGAGGCGTTGTGATTTTTGAAAATTATTATGAAGCTAGGTGACTGATCAAAGTATAAATTAAAAAAGCCATGCTAGCAATTAAGGCTCCTGTACATGTGAGTAATATTTTCTCAAGTCTTTTTACTCGTTCTTCTATTGAATGAATTTTTTTGTGGGTTAATTTCTGCATGATACGACAAAGCTTTTCGTGTGATTCTATTCTTTGTAAAGCGTTTTGTTTACTCATTTTTACCTGCCCAATAGCAAATTGGTTCAAGAATTTTTCTATAAATTCTACCTAATAGATGCATCTTGCCTCTCGCTTCTTGTCTAATATCAATTGTTCT